TTGTGCTAACTTACGAATTTTTTCATTTTTTTCTGCTTTTCTGACATCTGCAGATGTATGTCCGATTTCAAAAGATGCCTCAGAAACCAAAGGTTCTGCTTTTATAATATCAGTAAACTCGTATTCAAGAGCTTTAAAATCATCTCTCCAATTAGAAAATTCGAATGATTCTTTCCGAGTACTATTACCCCAGTTTGCAGCACCAACCTTGCGACACTTAACTAAAGCACCCGAAGCATAAGCAGAAGGCCACACAGAATAACGTGACTTAACCTTATGATAGCAGGCATCCTTGGTGCCACTACCTTTACCCTTTTTATCCTTTCCTTCAGTTACTTGCACTTCTTCCTTTGCTAAATCACCAAATCTTTCACGATGCTTTCTGAGTTTCATAGACTGGTCACGAAACTCTTTCTTGGATTCATAACCACTTGGTTTAGATCCATCTTTAATAGAAGATCCTCTACCAAGAGACTTTCTTTCTGAAGATTGTCCCAACTTGGTTTTATCTCCATATTGAGTGTTGAACTTCTCTTCAAATCTTTCCACTTCTTCTTTTTTCATTTTCTTTTTGTCGGTTGAAACGTAAGTTGGTTTTGCAGCACCAGATTTTTGCTGTTGTCCTGGGTCTGCTGCTTTCTTTCTTCTTGCTGCAGAAAGTCTTTCAGACTTACTCATGCTTGCTCTTTTTGCAGAAGAAACGCACTTTGGTGTACCTTCTCCAGGTTCATCACTTGCACAGGTTCCACCTGTTACAACATTGACCCATCCACCTTTACCATCTTTTGATTTGGATCCCTTAAACCATTTATGAAGGGTTCCTTCATTAGCCATATAATCTGCAGCGGTATCAATGTAATCTGCAGATTTGGTAATTTTTGATTGAACCCATGCCTTGAGTTCACCTTCACCTTTCTTACCCATCTTTTTCTCAAGACGAGAAGCAGCGTTCTTAATAGTTTTAAGTTGAGAACGAGCCATAGAATATTCGTGATCTTTGTGAGATTTACCCTCACTCATTCCTCCTCCACCGTTACCTCCGTTGGATCCACCATTATTACTCCCATTCCCATTACCACCATTGCCGTTACCATTACCATTAGAAACATCACCATTCTTTTTACTATCCTCACTATCATTTTCTCGACGAAGATATCCACCAAGTCCCACTCGATATCCCATGGGGATTCGTTTGCATTTTTTATCCTTATAGCAGTAGTAATACCCCTGCTTACACTTTTTCATCGGTATTATTCGAGTCATTACTATTTAGAAAACCTTGCTTTAGCATTTTTTGAAGTTCTGATGTAGATCCAACAAATACTGCATTGTTTGTCACATTGTTTGTAGTTTTCTTAGAATCATCTTCAACATCCTTAAGTTTTTTCTGCAGATCAATTAACTTATCGGTAGTATCTGCAACACTCTTAATCAACTGCCCTGCGACCTCATATGCCCTTGGGCTGCCTCCTTCCCCTGCGACCTCCATAATGCCGTTAATTGCCTCCTGACCCTTCTCTATGAGGGAATAGAGGTTTGCACGACTATACTCATAGTCCTTCTCAATATCAACTTCTTTAGATTTTACTATCTCCGGTTTTTTATTTTTTGAATCGACTTCTACAATATCACTCGTAGTATTGAGTGCTTCATCGATTGAATCATAACTACTATTCATAATAATCAAATATCCTCTTGTTGCGTTGGACTATAAGTTTTAGAATCTGTGAATGTCTCCCAAGTTTCGGTAAATCCAAAATCATCTCCAGGTTCTGCAGTAATAGGATCTGGAACAGCAGTATATCTAAATTCACGTTTTGCAGTTTTCCTATCCGTATCGGAATACATATCAACTTGAACCTTACGAATAAGACCTTCTGGACTATCTGCAACAGGACCAAACATGTAAGTTTTTGCAGTAAATCTCAAAGTATAAATTAATGCCCTTCTAGTTGAGAAATCTCCTTCATAGTCATCTTGCATGACAATACTATCCATGACAATTGGAATATCTTTTTTCTCTCCAATCACACTAACTAAATCTACAGTTAAGTTGAAAGATGGTTGAAAAAATGGTAAAATTTGTTCTACAATTTGTAGAGCATCATCATTCAACTTTGTGTAAATGCTTAATTCAAATTGCAAATTATATGGAACAGGCATGTATACTTTTCTAATTCCCCCATCAGTATCCAATGCCTTGAAAGTTTGTGTTACAGTTGTCTTTCTGGATGGATCATATTGAATCCCTTTCATTTCAAATGACATTCTTGGCAAAGTTATTGCCACTGACTTTGATAATTCTGCCTGCTGTTTAATTTTTGCTAAAAACTTTTGTGTTGGTCCATATGATAATCCAACTTTAGTGTCATCAGCAACACTACCATCTTTATTGAGATGTTTTATATGAATATCATTAAATAATGTGCCAAAACCAATAATAGTTTTTCTAATTATTTCGTGATAAAAGTAAGTTCCTAACATTAAATTTCTCCAAAGGGATTAGATTCTGTAAAATCTAATATGTTGTCTGCTTCAACTTCAAATTCCTCATTTTTATCATATTCTTCTTCATAACTATAATTATCATATGATTTAAGTATATAGCTGGCAGATGATGCAGAACCAACAATTGTTTCTCCTGATCTGAACTGTCCAGTATTAATTCCAACTCGAAGAGTAAGATTTCCATCAAAATCTCTGACGTATGCAGTTGCTTTAGAGTTTGAACCAGTTACTATTTCATTATATACAAACGTTCCTCCAACACTGACAATAGGAGGAGCAATCGTAACTGTAGGAGTAGATGTATATCCAACACCAGCATCAACAATATTAATTGATGTAATTGTTCCAGAAGTACCTACAATTGCAGTTACAATGGCAGTCGTTAATCCTGGTCCAGTAGGATCACTTACAGTGATTACTGGTTCGGAATAATATTCGTCACCCATATTGGTAACCACAATATTATTAACTCCACCATCACCAATCATTGATGTTGCAGCTGCACCAGATCCTCCACCACCAATTATAGTAACTGTAGGTGCTGAAGTATACCCTCTTCCACCAAAGGTAATTAAAAGTTCCTTTATAGACTTTACGTTACCTACAGACGTAGTTATAGCAACTGCTGTTGCATTATCAGCAGTATTGCCTGTAGGTGAACTTGAAATTGCTACTGTAGGTGTTGAAGTATATCCAGATCCATCATCTGTTAATATTAACTTTCTTAAAATTCCATCACCTATTTGTGCATTTGCTGTTGCTGTTATACCGGCACCAACAAAATTGAGCGTGGTAATATATCCCTCTTCTTGTACAGACTGATCAATATCAACAACATCAGTGTCAATGACTTCATTTTCATATTCAAACAGTTCACATTGAATTTCGAACACATAATTTTTACCCAATTGGTAAAATGGTTTTTCGTGCTCTACTCTTTTTATTTCAAATAATCTTTTTCCTAGTGGAAAAAATATTAAATCACCTTCTCTAGGTCTAGTGTTTAAAAGCATATCTGAACCAGTTTGAGATTCTATGCCAATCAAAAACGGAGCTATAAATTCTTCAAATCGTTCCCTTGAAATTACTAAATTAATTTCATTTTTCAATCTCAATCCAAATTTTGACATTACGTCACTTCCAGGAGCATATCCTTCGTAATTATCAAGATATGCCTCAATAATAAAGTTATCATCAAATTTAGATGTTTCTACGTCATTTAATATATTATCTACAGAAATAAATTTTCTTGGCAAATAATATACCTCAATGCCATACATTCTCAATTGTTCATTAATTAAATCTTGGACCAAAAATTGCTCTGAACCAGATCCTTGTAAAAAGAATGGATTTAACGCCATGATTATCCTATAAAGTCGAATGGTGGTAATTCATATTCTTGAGTCATTCTTTGTTTTATTTCATCAAGTTCTCTAAGTGCATCATCATATATTTGTCTACCATTAAGTTCAATTCCTCCTGGTAATTTGACTCCATTAAATTTAATTAAATTTTGACCCCACTGTTTTTTAATTAATGAAGTAAGATACATTTTTAGGAAATTGTCATTATAAATCTCTGTAAAGTTTTCAGGATCTAACGCTCTATAACAGTCAATAACAAGATATGTATCCTTTTCTTGAGATTTCCAATCAAGATCAAGATAAAGTCTATCTTGTCTTTTATTAAATCTAATTTGCTTATCTGTACTCAAAAGAAAATCAATATCTTCTAAGTAAGTTTTGACCATTGAATATTGCAATAATTCAATTGAATTGAAATAATATAAATCATTTAAAAATAATTGATATTTGATACTAAACATTCCATTTGAAATTGTGCTTGTATCAAATTTAAATATTTTCTCTACTCCAATAACAGAATCTGGAACTTGAATATAGTTGGAATTTTCATAAAAACTAAATGTAGTGGATGTACCAACAATACTTGATGTTCCAGTTGTAGTTACAATTCCAACACCTCCTTCTCCTCCTGCTTTTCCTCTATCAATATCATCCTGACTTATTTTATATTTCAAATACATTCTCTCGACACCATCATAGTGTCTATCATTAAAATATTGAATTGCATCATCAACTAGATCATCAATTTGATCATCATCAACATTAATTTCCAGAACGGGAGCCCCTAATTTTCTTAGACAATAGTCAATTAATCCCTGTCTTGTACTTGGTTTGGCCACTAGTATTCTCCTCCATCAATGGTTGTTGTCCATACAGGAGTATCTGTTCCTGCAATTAATTGAGTTGTTAATATATAGTTACTTGTATTAAGATTCTGTGTAGTGTCTGGAGCACTTTTTAAAATCCCATCATCATTAAAGAATGCAATTCCATTTGGACCGTTAAAATTACCATTTGTATAACGTATACCATTATTTGGTGTTACTTTACCAGTCAGACTCAAGTCTGAATTTATTTGTACTTCATCATCAAGAGTTGTCTGTCCATTTACAGATAAAGTATTTAATGTAGATATTCCACTTACTAGTAAATTTCTACCTATAGTAAGATCATTACTTGTATTTAAACTTACAAATGTTGATATTCCACTTACTGATAAGTTTCCATTTAGAGTGGAATTGTTAGATACCATTAAATCAGTAAGTGTGGATATTCCACTTACTGATAAATGTCTACTTACAGTAAGATCATTACTTACATTTAGAAAAGAACAACTAAGTGCATTTACAAATTCTATTGATAGTGCATCAATTCTATTTGTTAATATGAATTTTTGAGTTGGTGCATCCCAAACTAAAACTAATCCATCTTCGGATTTTCTACTAGAATCTAAATCAGGAGATTGAATTATTGATCCTGATGCCGAAGCTGATGCTGCACTAGATAAGACACGAGTTACATTTTGTTGACCAACTCTAGCTTTTACTACTGGTGATGATACTACAGAAGCTTTTATTGCCATATTATCTAGTTACTCCTGCTCGAACAAGTGCGGAACCTTCTACTACTTTTTCTACTATACCTCCACTAGATACAATCTTTACATCATAAACATATCTACCAGATTTTAAATTTGAGGTTATTGTCGAACCTAATGATATTTTGACTTTACCTTGGTTAACTTCTGTAATAGTAGATGAAAATGTAGTTGCGGATGAACTAGTATAAGTTTTCCTAAGTTGAGATGATACTGTATATCCTGTAAGATTTAAAGGATTTTGAGTTGCAGTATCCTCCAATTCAAAAGTAGTATTAAAGTCAAAACCCTGCTCAATAACTATATTTGATACAAATACTGCCATTATTCAGGTGAGCATATTTCTATAAGCTATTTATATTGTACTATTTGTTGAGTATTTGGTTGACCAAAGATTTCAATTCTTCAATTTCATTTTTTAGATTTTCAATTTCTTCTTTTTTCATCTTATCAGATTCAATTTTTCTCATTCTCTTTTCATATGCAATATTATCACGATTGATGATTGCACCAGTATCCCTATCTCGATAAAGATAGGGATGATCTTTTACTTTGATAAACTTTGTCATTGTAATGCTATTGCTCTAAGATCTCTAACTTTTGGTGGAGTTGCTTGATTGGATCCTGAAAGAATAATCTTAATTCTATATCCAACAAAACTTGGAAGATCGTTTGCAGTAAACTGATATTCAAAGTATTGTCCAACATCACTATCAGGAATTCTTACATCAGATGAACCATCATTTCGTGAAGGATTTATAACGTTAAGTGCTCCATCTGCCCCAAATTCTAAATTAGAAAATCCTGGGAATAATTCAAATTCTTGCTCTTGTCCACTAGAATCTTCTCTAACCAAACTATAAAGAACTCTAATATCAGATCCGGGGGGTTTTTGTGCAGTCAACAACACTTGTAATGATGATGCTGGATTTTCAAGACTTACACTATTAGAAACATAAATTGCTTCATGTGGATCAAAGTCAAATGTATTTACATCTCCATTATTAGCAAAATCATCAACTGGTGCATTAATTTGATTTGAAATTAAATTAGCGGTAATAGATCCTTCATCATTAAGAAGAATATATGGTGAAAGGTTTTTATCATCTGTTGATAAAGATATCAAAGCAGTTAATGATCTTCTACCAGAAACATTTTCAAATACATTTTGTCTCAATTCATTTTCTCTGGAACAAACCATTCTAGTTGTATTGAGTACATTGTTGGCATTTAACTCAATTGAATCAGTAGTGTTCAGTAAAGTAAATGAGGTTTCTGATCCACTAATACTTGTTCCACTAGTAGATCTAATTGAAGATTTAATTTCAGTTCCTTTTCCAGTAGTAATTGCATCAACTGCTGGATTTATTTCATTGAATAATACATTTCTAGTTCCAGAAATATCATTATTAATTCCAACTGAAAAATCTTCAAATGATAATTCTACTCCCGGACCAACTATGTCGGAACTTCTATCAGCACCAATTGATTTACCTTCAACGGTAGAGGATGAACCTCTATCAACTTCAATATAATATGAATTAGACTCCAAATCTTCATCGGCAATATCATAAGAAACATTATTAATTCTTCTCAACGATATACCAGAAAGTTCATACTTAACTATAGATGCACCATTTTCATGGGTATCAATATTTGTATCATCTATTCCTCTGGCATTGATTGTTAATTTACCACTAACAACTTCGTAATACTCTATAATTTCATCATTTACCTTAACATATCCTTTATTTGAACTAGAAACTGGTAAACCTTCAAAAGTACTGAATAAAGATGAATCCTCAACTTCTATAGAAGTAGTATCTTCAAAAGTAAGTTCTTTTGTTAATACCGATGGAGTCTGATCAGATTCAATGTTATTCAACTTTAACTTATTATTTAAAGCATACATACCATGATTAAAATGATCTACCTGAAGATAATTTCCAGAATTTTTACCTGTTCCTTCTGCTGTTCTTGAAGCAATAATATTAGTACCACCTAAAGAAACAATAGTTGTTTCATCACTATAGTAACTCAATGCTGCACCAACTCTAAATGCTTTATCTGCTCCAACTTGTCCCTGAACATTAGTCAGATATAATGTATCTACACCATCAATTGCTGTAATTGTAATTACAGCACCTGTTCCAGTAGCACCAGTCACTGTGCTAGTTACAATACCAACAACATCACCCGATCTATATCCACCTCCAGCATTGATAATGTTTGGAATATCTGTAATTACACCATCAACTGCAGTGATTTCTAAGATAAGTCCAGATCCATTTCCAAGTATATTGAAAGTGCTGACATTAGTATCACTAACATAACTAGTTCCTCCAGTTGTTATTCCAACTGTACTAGTTTGACCACCAACATCCGAAATATGTCCAAAAGTATTTGTGAGTATTCCAGCAATTTTTCTCCCTGTTGTCAAAATTCCAACTAAAGTAGAACTTGTAATTTTGTCTACTCCAAGAGTAGTAGTTTTTGGCACTGTTAATACTGAAATATCAGTATCTTTATCACTTAGAATAGGAGAATTGCCAAAAGATACAACTCCAGGATTATTAGGATCAAATTTTGCTTTATATAATTTAAACTTTAAGTCGGATTTTTGTGCAGGAGTCCATGTAGATCCATTTTGAGACTTGAATAAACTTCCTAAAGCAAATTGCTTAGTATATCTTACAGATTCAGCATCTGGAAGAGACTGAGTATTTACTGTCTTCTGACCCATCTTTGCAGTCCAAACTTCATATTGATCGGTTGTAGGTGCAAGTAAAACTAAAGCATATTCTTCTCCTGGTGGAAGAAATATTGGTGATGGGAAAGTTACTTTGGTGGCTGTTTCTCCATTATTAGAAACTTTTATGTCATCTGGTTCTAATTCAACAGAATCTCCAATAAGTTCTAAAGTAGGAAGTCCTACTGCCATACGTCTAATTTGAACGATCAAAGGATCACTTCCTGATGGTTTTTTAGCAAAGAAAATGTCAACTGCTGTCAGGAATGCTCCTTTATCATCATCATTGAATCCGGAAGAATCTGGAGCTTCAATATCTCTTCCAACTGCAAAAGATTGTGCCAAAGGATCAGATCTTCTAATAGTTGTTGTACGAGTAATTGTAGTTATACTAGTTGTTGTATTGATAATTTCTTTTTGTCGAATAATAAATCTACCTGTAGCCCGATATTGAGTATCTGCTTTAGAAATTAATTTACTTCCAGGAAGAGGTTTTTTATTCTCTTTACTACTTGTCAGTCTGTAAGTTTTCACTCCAGTAGTTAATCTATTATTTGGTGCTGGATTTGTGTGAGGATCTTTAATAAAAAACGATCCCTGAAGGTTTCCATAATTATCTGGAATCAATCTTTTATTTTTTACAAATGCAATTGCACCACTACTTGATCCAATTAATTTTGCACCTTTTTTAATGTATCCTTTAAATTTTTCTTGAGCAATATTTGCCAAAGAATCCAAATCTACATTCAAAGTTTTGGAAGATTGACTGTAATTTGAAGGTAAATTTTCTGTAATTTTGTATGGATTTATGTTATATGTTTTATCTGGATTGTTATATGGTCCAAATTTGTGATTTGATTTTGCAAGTCTAAATTCACCAATTAATCGATTATCAAAGTATGCTCTAACTAGTTCTCCAGTTTTAAAAGAATTTTTCTTGGATCCGGAATTTTCCAAAGTGGAACTATTTGCAATTTCAATCAATTTTGGTACATATTCAATATTGCTATGATTGTCAACAAATTGATAATGTTGCTGAAGAGGTCTAAGACCAATTGCTTTAAACTTAACGTTTCTAGAACGTATATACTTTTCAGATCCCCTAGATACAATGACAGTTCTTCTACGAGTACTCCTTTCAATTTGAACATTTCTTTCAGTTCTAGTTCTTCTACTATCAACACGACCACTGTCTCTATCAATTATTCTATTTCTTCTTCTTACTATTAGGTTATTTCTATTGATAACTCTAGTAGGTAGTCTAACAGTTCTAGTCCAAGTGTCACTAGGTGGACTTAATTTTATGAATCCGACATACTCAATTACATGGAATGGATTTACATTTTGAACTTTAGTTGCTAAAGGTTGTTCAATCCAATCTTTAGATTCATATTTTAATGTGATCATATTTCCAGTCTTTTGAACATTATCGTCCAAAAGATCATAGTTTGATTGCAGATCCAATTCATCTTCAGGAACTTCTTCTTTAGGAAGAGGAACTAAAGAAACTGAATTTGAAAATCTACGTGGTCCTAATTCTCCATTAGAAATTTCTGCATTAGTAAATTCAATATCTGCAATTGAAGCATCTTCAAATGGATCAACAAAAAATCCAGATTTAAATCTATTATTGCCTTCTGCATCTAGAATATTTAAAGCTTCTGTACTTACTTCTAATAAATTTAAAGAAGTAACTTCTTCTAGTGCCTCAATTCTGTCTTCTAAAGTACCAATATCCCTCATCGTATATCTTCTATTATCACGTAAAGATATATCAGCATCTGCAGTATTAAACAAATATGCTGGAAGACTAATTTCGCCAAGTTCCATCAATTCATTATTAGTGGTTGAAGGAGGTTTTGGATCCAATGAAGATACTCCTTCCTCTACAATAACTTGTGAGAATTTGTCTAAGTAAATTTTATCAATTCTAGGCAAATAGAAATTATATCCTAAAGATGAACTTTCTCCTGGTTTCAGTACATGTTGAATTCCATTATCAAAAGATCTGGCATTAAAATCAAATGGGGATCTATCAGTACTTGTAAATTGTGATACTCTAGGTCTAAAATCAAGAACATCTGAAGCTCTTACTAGAGATTCTCCAATTAAAGGAATATCTTGAGAGTATCTGTCAGCATCATAACTTAAAACAGTAAATACATCACCAGTATCATCACTTGGTACTGTAAAATGATCAAATACTACCAGTATTTTTCTTTCTGGTTTATTTCCAGAAACTCTAACTATTCTGGAATAATCATAATATTCGTCTTTTTGTCCTTTATCTAAGGTAAAGTTATTTGATATATCTTTAAACTTACCAAGAGTTATGGATTGAACTTTGGAATTAATATTAGAATCTTTAAATGTTACTAATTCTCCAACTTCAAACTG